GTCAAGTCTTTTACCCAGCCGTTGATACAACCTGTAAAACAATTATTAGAACCTGTTAAAACAAGCGTTAACCCCTTAATACAGCCAGTTAAACAGGTGCTTGAACCTGTCAAGTCCTTTGCCCAGCCACAAAGAGGAACAAAACCAGCAAGCACCATTACAGTGAATTATAACCCTACGATAAATCTTTCTGGTGCGAATGTTCAGGCAAAAGAAGATTTTCTATCAATTCTCAGACAACATCAACATGAACTCCTAAAGCTAATCCAGGACGCACAAAGTAAAGCAATGAGGGTGGCTTACTGATGTATGCACAGCTTGGGGAGATAAAATTTGAGCTGATAACATATTTTGATGGATTTGATGCATCAAAAAAAATAGATTACGCGGAGCATGCAGTAATTGAGGGTAAGCCAAAACTACAATATATTGGAGATGGTCTTGAAGAAATAACAATTAAACTGAGTTTTCATGCTGATTTTTGCAAACCACAAGAAGAGTTGAAAAAGATAAAGGAAGCAGCATCTTTGTATCAGCCACTACCCTTTGTCTTTGGTAACGGTTTATATAAAGGGAAATACGTTATCGAAGAGATAAAGGAGAATATTATCCAGAGTTTAGACGATGCCACTATATTAGCTATTGAGGCAGAGATAAGATTGAAAGAATGGGTGGAGGATAAACCCTTAGGAGTAAAAAAAGCCCCCGGAAAGAAGATTAAAAGGATTAATAGGACTAAAAAAAATATTAATAGTGGTTTTGATAAAGGGAATATAGTGAGGCAAAAATGAGCGAAAACTATTATGAATATATTACAAAAGAAGGGGATCGCTGGGATTTAATCGCAAATATTTACTATGGTGATCCTATGAAGTACGAGCCTATAATTGCAGCAAATCCTGAAGTGCCCATATACCCCATACTGCCAGCAGGCATTAAGCTTATTATTCCTGTAATTGAAGTAAATAATACTATTGAGGAGCTACCGCCGTGGAAAAGGTAAGGCGACCGGTATTTTTTATAGAGTATGAGAAGAAAGACATTACTACATATATAACTCCATTTGTGCTTTCTATAACATATACAGATTATGAGCATGGGAAATCAGATGAAATAGATATCAAACTTGAAGATAGAGACCATATATGGAAGTCTTCCTGGTATCCACAAAAGGGTGATCTGATATCTCTAAAAATTGGCTATGAAGGAGAGCCACTTCTTCCCTGTGGCTCTTTTGAAATAGATGAGATAGAACTTTCAGCACCACCCGATGTTGTAAGCCTAAAAGGGCTTTCAACAAATATCAAAAAGGCATTAAGGCAGGACAATACTAAGGCATACGAAAATAAAACTCTCAAGCAGATTGCCGAAGAGATAGCAAAAAAGCATGGGTTTGAGCTTGTTGGCGAAATAAAAGAGATTAAGCTTAAACGCATCACACAGAAGCAAGAGCGTGACTTGAGTTTTCTTAAACGACTTGCAGAAGATTATGGCTATATCTTTAAAGTCGCTGATGGTAAATTAGTTTTCTATGAGATTGGTAAGCTTGAATCTGAAAATACAGTATTTGTGATAGACAGAAAAAACATGATTTCTTTTTCGTTCAGAGACAAAACCTATGAATGTTATAAAGCCTGTGAAGTCTCATATCACGAACCTAAGACAAAAAAATTGATTACTCATACAGAAAAAGCTGATGGGATTGTGAAAGGCGACATTCTCAAAATCAATGAGAGATGCGAGAACAAAGAACAGGCAGTTGCTAAAGCGAAAGCACATCTCAAGAACAAAAACAAACTTCAAACAGAAGGGACAATTACACTCATTGGTAATCAAAAACTTTGCGCTGGGCTTAATATAGAAGTGACAGGACTATATGTTCTGAATGGGAAGTATCATATTGAAACCGCTAAACATACAATAGACAGATCATCGGGATATAGAACAGAACTGGAGGTACGGCGTGTATAGAGTAGGCATTGTTGTAGCAATAGACGAAAAAAAAGCAATGGCAAGGGTTAGATGGACAGATATAGATGGCGAGGTTTCATATTGGCTCCCTGTCATGCAGAAAAAGACCGTAATGGATAAAGAATACTGGTTACCCGAGATTAATGAACATGTTGTATGTCTGATAGATGACAATGCTGAAGAGGGCGTAATTCTTGGGGCTATATATTCTGATGCAGATACCCCACCGGTGCAGAAGAAAGAAAAAAAACACATAAAATTTGAAGATGGTACTGAGATAGAATATGACAAGTCCAGCCATAAATATAGAGTCTATGTCTCTGATGGAGAGATTGAATTAATTGCAAAAAAAAAGGTAACGATAAAAGCTCCAATAATTCGGATGCAAGGATTTTCACCATCTGATATAGCATTTGAAGGTGATTTTCGCATAATCGGGAATGTATATGTTGAAGGAAATATTCATGCAACAGGAACAATCGTTGATGATGGTGGCAATACAAACCACCATAGCCACTGAGGGGAGAAATGAAGACAATTGACCAGATATCCGCAGTTGACTGGCAACCAAAACTTGGCGATATTGGAGAGGTCGTTGAAGACATTGCTGATATAAACCAATGCATTCGTATCATTCTTTCTACCCCAAAAGGTTCTGACCCTCACAGACCAGAGTTTGGCGCAGATATATGGAAATATATTGACTACCCAGTGAATGAGGCAATCCCAAATATAATTCGTGAGGCAATAGATGCTATAAATGCATGGGAACCACGAGTTAGAATGAAAAGCATTCGTGCAGAAGTGATTGAATCTCGGGTCATATTCCGCATAGAATGGATTCTCAAAGAAACAGAACAAACTCAGTCACTGGAGGTGATAGTATGAGCCTTCCTGAACCAAATTTTATAGAAAGAGATGCAGAAAAAATCACACAGGAATTAATCAGGCAATATGAAACCCTGACAGGGAAAACACTATACCCTGCTCAGGTAGAACGCTTACTTATTGACTTGATTGCATACAGGGAGATGCTTTTGAGGATTGGCATCCAGGAAGCAGCAAAACAGAATTTGCTTGCCTATGCCAGGTTCCCTATGCTTGATTATCTTGGTGAACTTCTTGGCGTCTACAGGCTTTCTGCTCAGCCTGCAAGGACAACTCTCAGGTTTATTCTTGCTGGGGAGCAAAGCTTTGATGTACTGATTCCTAAAGGAACTCAAGTTGAGACAAAAGACGGAAAATATATTTTTGAAACTGATATAGATGTAACAATTCCTGCTGGGCAAACATCAGTTGATGTATATGCCACATGCACACAGACAGGCACAGGAGCAAACGGATATAGAGTAGGAGATATCAATTCTCCAGTATCAATTATTCCTTATCTTGACAAAGTTGAAAACATAACAATTACATACGGCGGGGCGGATGAAGAGGGCGATGAAAGGCTAAGGCAAAGGATTAGAGAGGCACCAGAACGCTTTAGCTCTGCAGGACCAAAAGGAGCATACCGATGGTATGCCATGACAGCACATCAGGATATAGTGGATGTTTCTGTGAATAGCCCTTCTCCTGGCGTTGTAAATGTATATCCTCTTATGAAAAACGGCACTCCCACTCAAGAGATTCTTGGACTTGTTAGTAATGTTCTTAGTGATGAGCGAGTTCGTCCACTGACAGATATGGTTCAGGTATTTGCACCGACAAAGGTTGACTTTCAAATACAGGCAAATCTCACACTATACAATTGGGCTGATTCTGGAACAATTCAAAAGAATTGTAAGAATAAAATACAGCAATATATAAACAACATGAAATCACGACTTGGACAAGACATCGTTAGAAGTCAGATTATTGCCCTCTTAAACAGCGTTTCAGGAGTTTATAAATGCGACCTTATTCAGCCCACTCAGGATAGAGTCCTACAACCTAATGAATGGGCAAACTGCACAAATTATGAAATTAATTTTATAGGAAGCACGGAGGGATAATGGCTGACAAAAGACTAATTCCGCCCGGAATAAAAGACCTCAATACTGAAACACTGAATGAGCTTATAGATAGACTCGGGACCCTTGACCTTACGCCACTTCTTGTATACATCATTGACCATGTTGATTCTTCAGCTCTCCCTCATTTTGCATGGCAATTCCACATCGAAGGCTGGGAGCTTGCCCAGACAGAACAGGAAAAAAGAAACCTGATCAAAAAGGCAATCGAGCTCCACCGCTACAAAGGCACTCTTTTTGGCATCAAGACCGCATGCACATTAGCAGGCTCAAAGCTCATCCGAGCAAGAACACCTGACATTAGAACATATCTTTCCCTTTCCCTTACTGATAAAGATAGGGATAAGTTTTATGAGCTTTTCCCCGAGTTGAGGCTGACTAAATTTGCATGGGCAGGTAAAAGATATATGAAATATAAGAAGTTTTTCCCTTCTGCAAAACTTTATGCTTATGACAGTCTTGCAATTGAACGCTACGGACATAGAGCATTCCTCTTCAAAAACCGCACATTGCAACCTCTCAAAACCTATACCATCCAATATGCCATAAAAGAAAAAACAGCCGAAGAAAAAGTAGAAGTCCGCAAAGAAGGGAAAGCTTACGGCTCTTTCGCAGGCTCACGCTTAAAATATCTTGTTAATCAGAATGCCAAAGAAAGGCTTTATACTCTTCGCCTACCCGTTATCTATACCGATTATGAACCAATCACCCGCACCGAAACCATTACACCTTCCACAGAACCAATCACATCCAAATATGAAATCTTACAAGAAAGAGGAAACGCCAACTATAAGATCGCTTTTATTTCATACACACACGGACACACTACAGACCTTGACGCAGAAAAACGCATCTGGAAACGCTTCCGCCTCTTCGACCCAGAAGTAATTCCCCAGCGACGCAACGCCTACACCTTCTTAGATGAAAAGCCTATCCGAATCCCACCATACAACGCCGAGCTTCTGATAGATGTAAAAGACAAGCTCTACCCAAAGTTTTTCGGCAAATTCCTGATCGCTACACCTAAAAAGGCTCTTTATGAAACACGAAAGCTCATAAACGACTATAAAAGCGTGAGAGATAAAATCTTGCTTGATACAAAAACAAAGAGACTGCCTGTTGCGGATGGCACAATCACTGCAGGCAGAGAAATACAAATCGGGGAGGTAATAAATGTATAAACAAGTTATATTTCGGGACAGGCAAGAACTCCAGGCAAAAGATTTAAGCAACATAGAAGAATACACCTCTGATGCAATTGAGGCTGTTGTAACTGATGCTGTTTCAAATAGATATCACTACACAGGCTTTGAAGTTGCGCAGAATTCTACCACTGAAATTACCGTTGCCCCTGGAAAGCTCTATGCAGGCGGGAAAATGTATATCTCAGAACAATCACTTGATTTCAATATATTTCAGTTTTTACCCCTAAATACAAAAAAGGTTGTCACTGTATGCGTTTGGGGTTCAAAAACAGAAACAGAAGTTGAGCCAAGAGACTTCCTTATTGATGTAGTGCAAGGGACAACTGAGCCTCGTGCAGTAGCAATGACCAAACTCAACAAGGCAAATGTCAACCTTGTTGCAGGAGTTGAGTCTGTAGACCCTCAACCAGCAGGGCTTCAGGAAAATGTAGTCCCAGTTGCATATATCTATCTCGCCACAACGGGCATAGAAAAAATCATCCGAGTTGAAGACTATGTCCTCCCCCGTCTATACGAGACAAAAGCAGATGTCGCAGAGCTAAAGAACTGGCGAGCTTTAACCGAACCTCGCTTGATTTCAATTGTTACAGACCTTTCAAGTCTGAGTAAGAAAACAGACGGCAAAGCTGACTTCAAGACCGCCCTTGAAATTATGGCAGACATGGCACGGGTGAAAGAAAAGCTCAATCTTCCGAGCACCTATCATAGCTATGATGCAGACTATTTCGGGGATACAGGGAAGATTGACATAAACAATACGGTTGCAAAAGTGGTTAATGGACTTCTTTTCCCAAATGCTGGAGAAGCTAAAGCCAACTTAGCCCTCTTTAACCCCTACGACCCAAACATCAAACGCTTTGACAATCTTGTCCTGCCAAACTATGACTTGGTTTGCAAGCTTGAGACAAAAGGCTACTCAGGAGATGTTTCAATTTCTCAGTATCAATTTCAGACATACGAGGTTAAAAAATATACCTATTACCAATACTACTGGGTTTACGGATGGAGATGGAACTGGTACTGGAACTGGTATTATCGCTGGTGGCGATGGTACTATGGGTATAATTGGTGGTGGTATGGATATTATGGCTATTGGGTACAATATCCTGTCACAGAATACCGTCTGGAAGAGACTACACACAGCATCAATGGAGCCATTGTAGCTCAAACATTTGTAGTCAGCTCTCCAATGTGGCTCAGTGCATTGGGACTGTTCTTCACCCAGAAAGACAGCTCAGCAGATATCACAGTTGTTATTTGCGAGACCGACAATGGCAAACCAAATCTTCAGAAGGCATTGACAATGGTCAGAGTTTCGCAAGCAGATATAAAGAAATATCCAAATGAAACAGTAATAAATCTTACTCCTGTTTTTCTGAAAGCAGGAAGATACGCAGTATGCTTCATTACACAAGGAAACTACCGTGTAGCAACAGTCTCTGGACAAAACTACTTACAGGGAACACTCTTTTTTGGCACAGATGGAGACTACTTTACAGGCGACTTAACTAAAGATATTATGTTTAAACTCTACGCAGCACAATTTAAGCAAGCAAGGACTGAAGTTCAGCTTCAACCCGTAAGCCTTGCCGGAGGTATTACTGACCTCCAGATCATAGCCCCCGCCCTTGTGCCAGAGGGGACGGAATTGATCTATGAGATCAACGTAGGCGGAAAATGGTATCCCCTGAAGGAGACGGGCAGACTTTCCTCAGCTCCCGACATCGTGCCATTGAGGGCGGTCATGCTTGGCACTGCAGATTTGCAACCAGCCCTTGTTTTGACCGAACAAGCTATCACTTCAAGCAGACCTGCGACGACCTTCTATGCTACTTCTACCCAAAGAACACTTTCAGCTGCAAGACAAAATATTGATGTACAGTTGTTATTACACAAATTCAATGCCACAGTCCACACAATCAACTGTCAGCTTCTGTCAGGCTCAAATACATATAACCCCGCAACAGTGACAACGCAAGAAGATACAGACACGGTTAGAAAAACATTCTCATTCAATATTTCTGCCGGCATACAGAGCTATAAAATCAAGATCTCCGGGTCAAGGGCATCCAGTGCAGAGCCATTCTCCGTAGTTGAAAGAATAGACATAGCATACTAAGGGGGCAAACGATGATCAAAGTAAAAGTTTTAGAAGACTTTGAACTTTTTGGAAGGAAATATTATGCAGGACAGATAATAGAAGTATCAGAAGAAGTGTACGCAATAGTCAAAGACAAAGTTGAGAAGGTGAAATAATGCCAGCACGGTTTGATAAATACAGGTTCACAAAACGGACCCCTCTTTCCGATGATGTCTTCAACAACATCTTCAAAGACATAGACCTACGCATCACATCACTTGAAGATATCAAGAAAGACTGGCAGTATGCCGTTGATGAAGTCACCCGATATGGGCTACTTCGCATTGAAGAAGTCTTACGACCATCCTTTGAATTTATAGAGCAGAAAAAAACTGAAGCGACTGAAACCGTCTCTGAAATACAAACATTGAGACAGAACGCAGATGATATGATAAACGAACACCGAGATGATGCATTAACTTCTATATCTACAGCAAAAACAGATGCATTATCTTCTATATCTACAGCAAAAACAGATGCATTAACTTCTATTTCTACAGCAAAAACAGATGCATTATC